CACGCAGGACGTCTGAGAACGTCTGCACTTCATACATTCGCTTCTGGTCATTAGCCAGTCGCGTCACGACGAACGGGTAGTCATCATATCCATTGAGAAGCTCATGCTTTGCGTAGCCATCAGTAGTGGGGTGGAATACGGTGCAGTAGATACCCTCGGAGCCATCCTCCTCGTCGATTAGGCGTTGATAGCCATAGACAACCATAACAAGGTCATTGTCGTCAGTGATTGGCAAACGAGTCACGGTTTTCACGCTTTCGCCATCGAGATACATGGAGTCTTTGCCACGCAGGTTGGAGATAGCGTGATCGACCCATTTTCGATCCCAGCCTTCGTTGGTCACTTTCTTCTCAAGCTCCTGAGCCGTCAAGAACGTGCGCCAGAAGATATATGGAGCGCGTTGGGGGTCGGATACATACGGCGGGAAGATGACTTCTCCATCTGGAGCGCACGAATAAACAATTGGGCAATCGACGGTTTGGCGAGGAAGCGGGATTTCAGCCATCCCAGTCTTCCGCATATCACGGATCGCCTTCTTAGCGCGTTTGTTCGACAGGTCTGGAAACGCTTGCCGGATCAATCCAAGAAGCATCTCGTCGTCGTTCCCGTCAATAATAAGGTTCGCTAGATCAGGGGATTGTTGGGCAATTTGGTCGATGGTGACTTGTTGCAGATATGTTCTTTTTTCTCGTTTCCATCCAACATAGGATACCATGATCCCCTTCTCTAGCAAATAGTTTGCTCCCAACTCCATTTGGTTTTTGAAGTCGGGAATATAAGTTGAGCGCATCCATTTAAGGAACGACGATACAACAGAAGCTCGCGGCATTGAAGCCATAGACGTTGGGAACGCCTTAATGTGACTGCGCTGAAGGGCTTGGTCGAACAGAGACACATACATGTCAATCCGCTCACCAACCACGTTAACCTCTTGGTCAGAAGCACCTTGCCACGGAAACGCATTTGCTCCGTTCTTGCGAAGATCGTCAGACTTGCCATCCCAAATGTTGCGACGGTCATTGTAAGACCTCAAGCAAGACTCGAAATAGTATTCAAGATCAATCAGGCAAGTATCATACGCATCAGTCAACGCATTGACGTCTGGCTCTTTGTCAGCGTAAATAAGGGATTCGTCCTCTAGTTCTAGTGATTCAGTCATGATGCGTATTCGTAATAATCCTCGGGGTCAGCAGATACTAAGCATACTTTGATGCGTTTGCCAACAAGTTTGTTTGATAGGCGAGAAGGGCATTTTACCGGAACTGCCAGTCCATCCATGCGGACAATGACCCAGCTTGGGTTGTTGCAGACACGCATAACAATGAAGTCATCATCAATTTGCTGCTCGATAAGGCTATCAAGGCTGCATGGTGACTCGTCAATAATTATCGTTTTCTTTGCAGGTCGTCCCCGCTTAGCTGCTTTAGTTGCTTGTTTTTTCATACTAGTATCCTCCAGACCCGTGAGTTGTAACAAATGATTGGCTATTGTCAACGTGATCGAGATTGGCAATGGCGGCGTAACGGCAAACGTCAATCGGATCTTTCCACGCTTCCTTAAGCCCGCCTTCGCCAGTGTATTCGCTGAGTGCTTGGATTATGTTCTCGCAGTCAGAACTGACATAGAATCTGGGGCGATTCACTGAATCTAGAGGCTTGCTTGTGTCCCATGACATCTTGCCAATCAACGCTTGAAGCCCGTCGTCAATATCCAGCCCCGGAGCAGGGATGCAAACCATGCCTGATTCATTTAAGTCCTCAATGATCGAAGATGAACCATCCTGCACCTGATACTTTGCCGCCCCAAGGCGAGGGTCGATAAGGCGTTCAAATATCTCTTCCTCGCCCTCCATCTCCTGAATCGCCTCGATGTAGTCACGGATACCAAAGCCCTGACCTTTAGATCCCGGTCCCGGCATCCACTTTCCGCTTTTCCATTCCGCCCAGTCACCAACGTCAACTCCCGGCCATTCGCGGTAAACCCAGAAAGTTCCCGTCTCGTCAATTGCAATCCAGCACATGAACCAGTTCTTAGCCCCAGCAGGGTCGATAACGTGATAGCGCGTGATGTTCTTGGTTGGTATAGAGGCTGGAGGAACCACGTTGACCACCTTATTAAACTTCGGGAACTTAGTTGCGTGAGACTTCATCGGCACACCGTATGCGCGGATTAGAATCTCCTCCCTAGTTCTACCTGAAAGCGTTTCCTTGATACGCTCGTATCCACCGAAAGCATTGTCCTGAGAGTGGAAGTAATGCACGGAGGCGTTCAGCTTCTTTGACTTCTGGACGTATGGAACCAGCTCACCGTTAAGTAGTTCCGCTGGTCTTGATTCGATAGTTGTTGCCCCATCGAGATACTCCTTGATTACTTCCGTCCAGCCATCAATAGGCGTAAACGTCACCAGCATCTTAGCGTTTCTTGTGGCAAGACGGAACCTGAGCGTGTTAATCAATTCTGGCCCTAAGAGGTATTCATCCAGCCATACTCCAACGTTGTGCCAAACATGGTTCTTAGATCCAAGTTCCGCACCCTCAAGGATAGTAGGGTTGTTTTGATACTGGGAATACGTCTTGAAGATGATCTGCGAGCCATTGGGAAGGATCAAAGACGAATCAGTGAAGCCAGTCTTCTTCTTATAGGAGATGTAGGTGTTTGCGCTTGTCTGCTTGGTCTTGAGGTTCTCTGGCAACCAGTCCCACACGGCACTTTGCTGCTGGCGAATGCTGACTTCGGATGTCTGGGCGAAGCAGAAGATTTCAGACTTGGGGTTCTCGATGGCAGCACGGACAACAGAGAATGCTCCCCACTGCGTCTTTCCGCTGCGATTCCCACCTAGTGCAAGTATCTCATTAACCTCAAACAGTTGCTCTTCAGCTTTGCTCCAGTGCGGGAGTCTGAACCCATAGTGGTAGGGGTCTTTCTCGGCATTCTCAATGGCTTCATGGTAAATTGAATGAAGCCCAATCAATTCATCCGGCTCCATCTCCACCATTTCCTCGTCGGTGGGCGGGGTGAGGATTGCGTGTTTCCGCCAAATCATAGGATTTCAGCTTCGATTGCGTCTTCCTTGATCTTGCTGGCGATACGAGCTTTTGCATCAAAGATCATCTTCGCAGCATCATCCAGACTCGCCCCCTTGCGATGCTCCACGATTGAGGACGCCATTCCGGTCAGTTGAGCGGCTTTATCGGTCAGGATGCCCACCGTTACGGCTAGCTTGTCAGGGCTAATCTTGGCAAGCTCTTCGGGATTGTCAAACAACTGTTGGGAACGCTCAAAGAGCAGATCCGTGTAATCCTGCGCCGCAATTGCGTATCTCATCGAGAACTCCTTGCGCTTTGTCTCCAGCGTATCGGTGTGACGCCATTGCAGGCCCCTGATCGTCTCTCTGCCGAGTCCTGTCTTCTTCTGGATGTCGGTTATCCTCGCGCCTTGTGCGGCCAGCCACAGGGCCATTGCGGCTTTGTTTGGGGCGTAGTGTTCGACACAGTTGCCCGGAGATAGCTTCGCACGTTCCTTGACCTCAAGAAACCAAGCGGACTTGTCTTCTCGTTCGTCAACGTATTCCGCTTTCAGCTTTTCGTTTGGATCAATTGGTTCTTGTTTTGAAGTCACTTTGATTTCTTAGTGTTTCAAATGCTATCGCGCAATGTTTTTGTCATTTTGCTTTTGAACTTCTCGCTCATTTTTTCTGATAATCCTAATATCGTTATCATCAAAAATTACATAATTATATGTGACATCATTACGAAGTGGTCTAATGCTGTCAATTAAAGCTTGGCTTGGGTCCCAATTTGTTATGTTTTCACTTAAAGCTGCGCTAATTGCCTGAGATGGATATTCAAAACCAAACCAGTCATCGGATTCAAGAGCCTTGAGAAATGACTTTTGTTCTGGATTAAATGCTCCATCACCAATCGCTTGATTCACATCTTCAATTGAAGCGTCTTCTGGCAACTCTTTCAGAAATTCTTTTTTGATCTCCTTATACGGACGGTTTTTTGACTCTCCATCAAAATAACGAATTCCCTTAATTCCAGATGATAGTAATTTTTTAGACTTGTCTTTTGGACTTCCAGATATCCTTGAATATGTTGATTGACCAAGTTCATTGGCATCATAATCAATGCCGCTAGAAGAATATGTGTCCTTATCAATTTTAGTTAAAAGCCCTTGAATGTTTTCACTTTGTTCTTTTAATGGCAAGTTCCAATCTAAAAATTGACTTGAATCTGGATTAAGTTCTACCGTGTAAAGATTGCCTTTTTTCCTAGATCCAAGTCTTTCCGCCTCAGATATTAGTTTTTCGGACTTTCCTTCTGAGCGCATTTTTTTAGCCAGAACTGTCATGTCTTGCAATCCTGAATCAGCTATTTCATACAAAAGTTCTTTTGATGGTTTAGATCCAACTTTTATGGCGTAATAATTTGCTACATCCGCACTTTCCGCAAAATACAGACCCCATCCAAATGCTTGCGCTCCTTCTCCAGTTCCTACGTTCTCAATACTAAACCTGTCAATATCGTAAGGCGTTCCATGGTAAACCTTTTGAGGAAGGTATCTTACTCCCGGAGACGCAACAATTCCTTTTTCAAGCTGAAAACTAATTGGGGTTTTATTAAATTTAAGTTGAGTCTTGATTCTTGATCCACTTGCGTTTTCTGGAAATTGGATTTCTTTAAGAATCAGACTTTGATTAGGTTCCAAAGACTTTTTTACAAGCTCCCCATTGCGGTTCATCCGTGGAGGCTGCGGCATCAAGTTGTCTCGCAAGCTGTAATACGAGTTTTGCCCGTAAGGAATAGCAACCTCGCCAGTCATTTGGATTTTGTCTCCAAGGCGATCCCATGCAAATGTCCGGTAAATACCCGAAGTCTTGTTAAGATTCCTTTTGTCAAAAAGAGGATTGGTTTTCTTTTGGGACTCAGTAAGGAGGCCTTGAACTGAGTTAATAAAGTTCTTTCGCCTTTCCCAGTTTTTAGGGTCTTTGCTTTGGAAGTATGCGTCCGCAGTTTGATTCTTTGCGTGAAGCAGTGCTGAATTGTCAATATCATTTAAGATGTCAGCGTATTTCATGTCGAGCTTTTTTGCAATGCCACTTTTTGCTGCTTTTGCGATATTCAACTTCAACTGAACCATGTCCATTCCGACAAGATAAAGACGACCGTTTTTCAACTCCCAGTTAATCGGAACAACATTGTTTGTAGTGATTCCTTCGACTTGGACTGATCGCCCTTGTTCTATTGGTTTGTTCGTAAGAAGATATGACGACGGCGTCCCCATAGCACTGTTGATTGCAACAACCCCGGCAAAGTCCCCATCAGCAATAACGCCGCTTTCCTCAAGTCCTTTAATTGCACCGTCCGTCAAGTATCCAAACCCATTCCCATTAGAGTCTGGATTAAGCACGTTATCTGGAAGCGGAGTCCCACCTTGGACGGCTTCCTCATTGGCCTTCCTAATTATCTCCCCGCCCTTATAGTGCTTTGGATCTTGGGATGGGGCATCTTTAATGATCTGTGGCTTAGGAGCTTGTTTTGGAAGCCCAGCAGATTCACGATACATGTTGCGGATCATCGCTTTCACTTCTGGAAGCTCCTTCATGCCCTTGGCAAGCAACCCCGAACCATCCACCATGCGACCAAGATTGTCCGTTGCTCCACCAAGTTTGAAGTGAAGATTTTTCACGATTGGAGTTGCCGCCATCGTTGACTTAAACACGCTCTCAATGCTGCGCCTAAGAGGAGTCTTTTGTGAAGCCTTATACACGCTCCCTCCAAGAACATCCTCAAATAGTGTCTGTGCGCCGTTGTCGGTAAAATACTCAATCGCTGCGTCGTTAATGTCAATTTTTGGCAAACCTTGTGCGTCCAATCGTGAATTATACTCATCCCAAAATTGCTTAAACTCAGGATCAAGATTACCATCCGTATCTCGGACAAGCCCCTTGCGCGTTTCGTCACCAAGCATTAGAGATGCCACAGCACCATCGCTTTGATGCTTGAACTGAATACCATGAAGAGCTTCGTGAGCAGCCGCAGCTTTCACAATACCTGCACGATCATTGTAGTTAATTGTTGCCTGCTTGTTTACTGGGTCAAACTTGCTGTTCCCCTCTTTAACAAAGTTCCAAGAATCAAACATTCCGGGATAAGCAGCATCAATAGAAGATGCAAATTGCTTAACGTCTCTGTATGGAACCGCCTCAAATTGCTGGAACGTTTCAGGGCTGGCTTCTTTTACCTTATTCCTAAAGTTATAAAACTCGTTGTTCTTTACTTGGTTCCAGTTATTCCTGCTTCCTATTACTCTTGCCAATGGACCAAAGACAACAGCACCCGCTCCTGCACGTTCCATTGCGTTCTCGTCTAGCCCTTGCGAGTTGATTGCCTCATACAGCGTCATCGCAGGAAGTGCTTGGGCAGTCCCCTTGGCCGCGCCAACAACCCCTCGCGTGATTGGAGTCGTGTAGTCCATCAACCCACCAAACGCTTTCGTCATACGACCAGCGTCTTCATTTGCTGCAACACGCCTCCAGAACGGAGAGCTATTCGTAAGCTGAAGCATCTCGTCACCAACAATGTTGGAAAACGCAGCAGACTTCTTCAATAGTGGAGCAGCTACAAGCGATCCAACACGGATTGCGCCATAAGCCTTGTAAGCGGTTCCAAGTGTTGCAATACCCGCTGCGTGAACAAGATATGGAAGCCTTCCCATTCCAATCCCTCTTTCGATCGCTCTTAGCTTGCGGTTTGTCCACAAAAACCCATTGCCGAGAGCATCTGCCGCATCCGCAACTTTTTTTACTGCCCCGCTGGTCAGCTTCCGCCCAACCATGCTAGGAGCGTTAAGATCGTCAATTTTGGTTGATGCGCTTTGAACAACGCTTTCGTTTAACTTGATCCCGTCATTTACCAATCCCAGCCTAGCTTGCGACTCGCCAATTGTTGCTGTCACCTCGTCAAGTTGAGACTTGGCCAAATCGGCAGCTTCTTTATTGCCAACAAGAAGAGCGTCATCCAATTGCTTCTGGAAAACCGAAGCACTGGCCGTCGCCTCGTCAATATTCTTTCCTATTAAGGTTGCGGCTGTTCCAAGTTTAGTAAGATTTGTGTTTGCAGCACTGGCATTCTTAAGTGCCTCTGCCGTCTTCATTGTTTTTCCCAAGCTGAACAGCTTTCCTGCGCCAAACGTCGCTGCCGTGACAGCCATTCCGGGAACATCTGTAACCATCCCGCCAGTTGCATATGCCCCACGATCCACTTCCGCCATTTTCTTCGCTCCCTCAACAGGACCAAGTTGACGAGTGTAATCTTCCAATGCCTTCGCCCGCATCTCAACCGCTTGAGTCGTTGAAGTGATCGCGTCCCAAGTCTTCTCTGCTGTAACGTCCTCGTATAAAGCGTCTCGGGTATCCACGAGAAATTTCCCAGCTAAATTGTCAACTTCGATTTGCTCGTCAGTTGCACCAAGTGCTTTGCGGGCTGGGTTGATGACATTCTTATCAAGAAATGTCCCAAGTTTCCCAGATGATGTGACCGCTGTTTCAGCCGCGCCTTCTCCAGCTTTTGCAAGAGCAGCAATTCTTTGCTCTTTGGTATATCCGCCCTTTGGACTCACTATTTCTCCAAGAGCGTCCATTATGCCGCCGCTCCTTATTGTTTCCTCTTGTTCTTCGGTGTAGCTTGGAGGAGAGATGGCAACTCCGATTGATTTACGCATCTCGTTAACACCCTTGAAGATGTTCAAGATGGCGTTTCCCTCGTCTTCCGGCTTCTTATTAAGACCAGCCTTTTCACGAATCTGCCACAATGAAAACTTTTCCAGATTCTCTGGGTCGTTGAAATCAAGATTTGTCCCAGCATCCATCTTAGATGTGGGCAAAAGGTCTTCCGTTGGAGTAATAAAGGCCACTCCCTTTTGTGTCATGCGACCGTCCTGAAGAAGCCCGCGCTCTTCCAGCATGAGGTAATCCTCTCCAAATGTCGTCGCCTCACCTTTTTCGTCAAGGATGCCGCGAACCTTCATTCCCTCCTCAGTGTTGAACTCAGGAACAACGAATTCCTGACCAATCCGAGGATCGTTTAACTGAAGGTTATACCAATTAGGTGGTCGAGAAGACATTTCTGCCTTCTTGATGTTCTCCGCTTCTTTTGCGAGATACTCCTTGGTTGCTTCTGACTCAAGCGTTGCCGTATCAGATTCTGGTTCCATTAGCGATTTCCTTGTGGCTTTATTCGAGCGTGGAGCCTTTCATTTGCAGTCAATGGTCTTTCCGTGGCTGGCTCCGTGCCTGTTTTCCCCTTGATTGTTGCGCCAAACGCATCACGAGTTTTCTTAAGTTGGTCAAGCTCTTCTTTTAGATAACTTTCCCAAATTAGCGGACTGTCTGTTTCTTCAGGCGCAGTTCTTGCCGTGAGGAATCTGAGGTCAGTATCGGTCACTGGAGCGACTGCCCTTGCTCGTTCTAAAACGTCATCGGTTGTTAACGAAACAAGATCTTTTATTAGCTTTTGATTTTTCTCTGCCCACCCCGCTCCCAATTCTGAGGCGATTGCGCGTCCAAATCTAGCTGCTGGTTCAGTTGCCCCAACAACATCGCTAATATCTTGACTCATTACTCTTTCAATTTTTGCAATTTTGCTCTCCGCTTCTTGTTTGAGTTTTGATGATTCTGACAAAGCCAACTTGCTTTTGCGTTCTTCATCTTTTCTAGCTAGATCCATATCCAGCTTTGCTTTTTCCTCTTGGACTGACACGGCTGGCTTGATAACTGTTGACAAGATTTTACCAGCTCCTTCTGGATCTCCAGCTTTGGTCAAGTTAAAAATAGACTGCACAATTTTGGGGTCAACTGTAACACCTCTGTTTTCAGCGTCAGCCAATTGTGATTGAAATGCCATTAAAGACGCTTCTATTCGTTTAGCCTTTATATTTTCTTCTGCTGCGACAGGAGCCGCTGAAGCTCCTTCTCTTTTAAGGTTAGCCCCATAAAACTGTCCTAGATTCTCAAAGTCTCCTAAGATAGATGGATCTTTACTTTGTATCTTGCGAAGAATCGTTTGCTCAAAAACGTCTGCTTGCTCGTTAAATCTTCCGGCACGAAGCAGGTCAATTTTTTGTTTTGCGTCATTTGCGGCCCCCCTAATACTTGAGTTAGGAGAAAGTAAGGTTGTAAAGTCAATAGCCATTATGAATAAATTTAATTGTTACCATACGATAGGTGCGTTAGCAGAGGGGGCCGCTCCAGCACCACCTGCGCCAGCGCTCGCGCCCATCCGAGCTTCTCGTTCGCGGGCCAGTTCCATCGCTGACTTTGTTTTCATCATATTCAGCGAATTGGTAATGAAGTCGCCATACGAAGATGCTTCAGCGGCTCTTTCCGTGAGCGACTTACTTGGGTCGCTAATGCTTAGCTTCAACGCTCCAAGTTGATCCGCCATTTCTGGGAACAAGTTAATTGCGCTGTCGATTTGAGTTTCAACCCCTTTAATTTGGCCTGACAGCGCGGAACTCTGCTTCTTCATCTCCCCGTATTTCTCAATTCCTCCAGCGATCTGGCCTCCTAGGTTAGCCATGCTTTGCGCTTGAATGTCAGCAGCACGGGTAAAGCCTGAATAGTCCTGAACGAACAGGCGTGGGTCAACGGTTGATCCTAGTAATGCCATATTATTTAACCAGTTTGTAATTTACCGCTTTGAATCCGCCGATTTCTTTAACTGCATTAGGAGTTTTCTTTTCAACATCTTGAGCCATGACTCCCATTTGGGTTGTTTTGTCTCCCTTATA